GATTAGCTGAGTATATTGAAGAATCAGCAATTAACGAAGGTATTCATCCTAAAATTAAGAAAGCTATCAAGGCTGTTGAGAAAGGTGAAACCGTTTATGGTGAGAATATCAGATTCCCTGGTAGATTTAAGATTATAGAATTTTCACCGACTGGATCAATGGCTACAGTAGACTATGAAGATGGTAAAGGACCAATGGACATGGTTTCAATGAATATTAAGCTTGATTCTTTACAGTTTGAATCAGTAACTACAGAGGGTAGAGCATTTGTTGCGGCTGCTAAAAAAGCAAAAGACGATGGAGACAAAGAATTTGAATTTGATGGTAAAAAATATCCAGTAACAATTAAAGAAGGTAGAGCATTTGTTGCGGCTGCTAAAAAAGCAAAAGATGCTGGAGATAAAGAATTTGAATTTGACGGTAAAAAATATCCAGTAACAATTAAAGAGGATAGAGCAGTAAGTGAAGGTAAAGAAGAAAAAGAAGCTAAAAATATTTTACTAGATCTTTTAGGAGAATATGATCCATGGGAATTAGCTGACATGTTACCTGATGATGCTAGAGAAACAGTTGCAACTTATGGACATAAGGGTGCTAAGGCTGAAAAAATAGCAACTGCATTATTATCAATGGCTCAAAATGGAGAATTTGAATCAAAGAGAAACAAAAAAGAGGACAAATTCATATATGAGTCTTTTAAATCATATGTACAATCTTTAAGTAATAACACAGTTAATGAAGCATTTAAGTCTTCAAAGCTACAGTCTATTCTAGCAGGTGCAAAATCAATGCCAAAGAATCTAGCAAAGTCATTTTATTCAATGTCAAAACTTCAACTAGATAAAATTGAAGATATTGATATTATTGAAATGGATCCAATTTCTGCTAAAAAAGAAAAAAGAAATAGAGCTGTATATTTTTACTTTACAACAAACGAAAAAGAAAACCCATATGCAAAGTCATATTCATATGGTGTAAAAAGTATTCCTGGAAACACACTACTTGCAATGACAGATGGCAAGAATCAATGGTTATCTACGGGATGGATGCGAGGTGAATCAACAGTAACAACTTCAAAAAGAGATGATAGTATAGGATTCTCAAAATCAAGTACACAGGATGAATGGGGTTCAGGAATATCAAGTCTAACAAAAGTTGCAGAATTAGCCGACAGAGCGTATGTATTAGATCTTGACGTACTAGATGCAAGATACTCATCATCTGCAAAAAGAACTGAAAGAGAGCAATCTAAAAAAGGAGCAATTGCCTTCAAGTCTGATAAAGATTTTAGAAAAGAAAATAAGGACAGATACCACACAATTCTTGCAAATCGAGCAGCACAAATGCCAATAGACGCTGAAGTTTTAAAGGCCATTGATGTTGTTGCTGAGCAAATTAAAAATGGAATTGCTAATAAAGAAACATCTAAATACGGTGAACCGATTATTGGAACAGATCCTAAAGGAAGAAGTGTTTCTTTAAGAGATGCTTCGAACGCAATGTCAAATCTATTAGATGACTTTAGAAGATACGTAGACTATACAAATAACGCAGAACAAGAAAAGAATGCTGGATATGAAGGTAGTTATTACGAAAGAGAAGTTAAGAACTATGCAAAGTCTATTAAAGATAGAATTAAAAAGATTCAAAATATGGACTATGTCTGGTAAACTTAAAAAAGTTTTTTTTGAGTATTGGATTAAACCATGGCACTCATTGTAATCAAAACATTATATTATGAAACACGTAGAATTATTCGAACAATTTATTAGTGAGAATACCACTAAACTAACAGAAGCACTTGATGCAGGTGTAGTTACTAAAGTAGTTAAGTTGCAATTTGATATTAGCGATGAGATTAAAATAGACGATGAGGTTCTATTAGCCTTGGGCCCAGATGCAGTCGGTATGTTCTCAATCGCGGAAGATATTGAAAAGTGGACAGGCTTAAAAAAGGCCGAGGCTGAGGCATATGATACTAAACCTACTGATGCATTTCTTTATGGTATGTCTAACGTAATGAACGGCGGCGCTGATATGTTTTTGTGGATAACTATGGATCGTTTAAAAGGCGAGGCTGAAGCAAGCGGTAGCTTATTCGCTGCAATGATGGATGTTTTACCGCATGAGTGTTTTCACCTAGCTAAAAAAGTATTAGCTCGTCATCAAGCTAAAAAATTAGGAGTTTCTCTTAAAGGTGATGAGTGGATTAAACATGACTATGGTCAAGGAGAATACACGTGGCCTTCAGAAGGTGATCATAAGGATCCAATGGTAGTTATGAGCGAAGAAGACTTTGCATGGGTATATGGTTATATTACAAAAGCCGTAGCTCCTGTGTTTATTGAATTGGGTAAAACAATAATTCCTGAAATAGAAAATTTTGAAATATGAAACACGTAAAATTATTTGAACAATTCATTAACGAAGAAAAAATCAACGTTAAGAAAGAAGTTAAGAGACTTAAAAAAATGGGATACGATGCTTCAGAATGGGGTGATGGTATTATGGTTGACGGTGTAGATGCACCAAATCCGGATTGGGATGGAAAGGTAACAATGGTTTGGGACGAAGAAGGTATTTACAGCGATGATGAAAGATATACTGGAAACGATCATAGTTATGATAAATTCCTAGATATAATCGAGTATCCAGAGGACACTAAAGACGAGTGGGAATAAATTGTAAAAAATACGATTTAAAAATAAATTTAGCAATCAATGGAAGATAATGTAGAAGAAATGAACATAACACTAGCAAGTGTTGGTGGTATGGGAGCTGTAAAACTTCCAACTTCTACTGAGTACACAGGTACCGGAGATGTTCCAGCAGGTCAAGGAGATGCTAAAGAAGAATTTAAGAAAAAAAGAAAAAAGAAAAAAATGAAAAATATTCAGACTTTTGAATCATTTATTTCAGAAGAGTATGTAGAGCTTGCTGGATTTGATACATTTACAGAAAGGCTAATTGAAGAGTTTAAAGATTGGTATAAAGAAACTGCAAATAATTGGGAAGATTTTTCAAAAAATATGGCCGAAGATTCGGTTGATGAAGCTGCAAAAAATGCACAGATGGAAATCTTAGCATATCTTTCAAATGAAATGAATAAGGTGATTACCGATAGAAAGTATCGAGTAAAGGCAGACTTTAAATAAAAACTATATAAATGAAACATATAAAACTATTTGAAGCATTTGTAAATGAGTCTAGTGGTAGAATACCAACTACTCTTTATCCTTCTGAGTTTAGACAATATTTCTCAGATATAAACTATGACACTCTAAAGCGTCAATATGATAGAGATACTCAACCAGAAGTTGCACAAGCTGACAATGGAAAATGGTATGAAGTATCATCTCATTATAATAAATCAGGAGATAGAGTTGTTAAATTAAAGTCCGTTAAGGCCCCTAAATAATCATGAAACATATAAAACTATTTGAAGCATTTGTAAATGAATCAGCAATTGATGCACTTGCTAGCGAGATTAAAAACGCTGAAGTATATGACGCACTTTCTGATGAAAGTACAGTAAATGCAAGGTCGACTACTAAAACATGGGACGATGGAGTTCCAGTTCTAAAATATATTGCTAGAGCATCTAAAAAGTCTGTAAAATTACCGAAAAAGTTTAAAGTAGTAGATGATTCTGAATATGGATGGTGGTATTTTCAAATTGGAAACACATGGTATGGAATAGAACAATCTGATTATAGCACTCCTCCATTTGAGTACTAATTTAAAATAGTTTTAAAATATTTAAGCCGAGATTTTTTAGTCTCGGCTTTTTTGTTTATATTAGCTTAGGAAACAAGTGTGAACCTTCTTCTATAACTATAGAATTCTATAGCTATAGAACATTGATATGATAACAGGAGTACAACCAAAAATATTGCTAGAACACGAAGAGATGAATTGGGAACTTGTTCGCTCGCATGATGGATTAACTAAGCGTTCAAGTAAAATCCTTTGGATTGAATGGAATGAGGACGGTACCTTTAAAGATAAACATAATACTCCTGAAATAGAGAGGTCTCTGATCATGTCTCCATTTAACCAATTTTTCACATGGCAAACTACTACAATTACTGAATTAATTGAGGCCACTGATGACTTAATTAGGTTTAAAACTAGAAATAGTGAATATGAACTACGTAAAATAGTAAATGAATGAAAATAGCACTAGTAGCCCATGATGGAAAAAAGGCAGATATGGTTGCTTTTGTAATGAAGAGACTAGACTTCTTCAACCGGGAAGACGTAAAACTTGTAGCAACTGGAACTACGGGAGCAAGCATCTTGCATGCTGGCGTGGAAAAAGTAGAGCGGGTAAATAGTGGTCCTCTTGGTGGTGATGCAGAAATAGGAGCAATGGTTGCTCGTGGTGAAATGGATGCAGTTGTGTTTTTTAGAGATCCTCTCGACAAACACCCACATGATGTTGACATTTCAATGTTGATGAGACTTTGTGACGTACATAATGTCCCATTAGCAACTAATTATAAAGCAGCACATATAATAATTTTATATCTTAGTAAAAATGATGTATCTTAGATTTTTTATTGTAAAGTTTTTAGAAGCAATTGGAGCACTTTTAGGTATTCTTCTCTTTCCTTTGGTATACTTATTAAGACGCCAAATTGATAATAATCCAAGGCTATTTAAGGTGTTAGGTCTCTGGTATTTAACAAATCAAGATGAGCCAAGCCACCTTGAAAACTGGTATGGTTTTTATGAATTAAGACCTGAAGTTGCAGACATTCTATATGAATACAATAGAATGACGAAGTGGGAGCGTTTTTCCCAGTCATTTGAATGGGTAGCTATGCGAAATCCAGCATGGCAGCTAAAGTTAGCTTTGGCAAAAAAAACAAATGGAGACATTATTGAGATTAGAGTACATAATGTCATAGGTGAAGAAGGTGGCATGATATGGAGAGATAAAACAGTTACAGGTCTGCAATTTGCAACATTTTATATCAGAGGACACAAGCACTTTAGATACAGTTGGACTAAAAAAATCGCTGGAAGATGGGTCAACTTAATGTTAGGAACAAAACAGGGAAGATATGTTTCTAAATTTAGAGTATTTAATGAATTAGGAAGATGGGGATAAATATTTTACAATCGGTTTAGAAACAGTCTTACATCTATTAATATAACTTAAACATTAACTTAGAAAAAAAATCAAATGCTATTAGACATCGAGCAAAAGGACCAAGAAATAATTGTATCGTATTATAATAAAGAAGGAAAAGTAGCATTTAAAAGATACCCGGTAAGTCAATTTGAAAATTGGGTAGTAACAGAAGAAACAGATAAATGGCGCGACCAGAATTTTGTAAATTGGGACGGTCGCCCAATTAAAAGACAAAGGGCGAGATCTTTTAATAAGTTCTCGCTTGTCTATTTTATGGATTCTCTTCCTGAAAGCGATCAAGAAGAAATATTTGCATTTAATATGCCAAAAACATATTTTGTTGATATTGAGACTGAGATTGTTGATGGCTTTCCAAAAGCAGAAGAGGCAAAGAGTAGAATTCTTACCTTTTCAATAATCACACCTGATCGCAAGGCAATAGTTCTTGGCTTAGATGATTTATCTAGCGAGCAAATTAAAAAGATTGAAGAGAACACTAATAAACACTTCGAGAAGTACGATCAAGACTGGGAGTTCTCTTATTATAAATTCAAGGATGAATATAATATGCTATATACATTCTTGCATAAGTTTTTGCCTAAGTTTCCTATGATGACGGGCTGGAACTTTATTAACTATGACTGGCAATATATTGTAAATCGATGTAAAAGGTTACAACTTGACCTAACTGAAATAGCGGTCACCGGTGCTCTTGATAAAAATGATAGTAGGCCTTTACATATGGGTATTCTTGATTATATGCAACTTTACGATAAATATGACAGATCTGTTAAAGTCAAAGAATCAAATAAACTTGATTTTGTTTCTGGCCAAGTTCTCGATGTTGCAAAAATTAAATATACTGGAGGATTGCAAGATCTTTATCAGAATGATTTTCAAAAATATGTTTATTATAACGTAGTCGATTCAATTTTGGTTTATTATATCGATCAAAAGTTAAAATCAATGGAAGTTATTATGACCCTTGCAACAATCACAAAAATGCCTTTGTATAAAGCAGCTTCACCAGTTGCTGTAACCGAAGCTCTAATGGCTCGAAAAATGGCAGAACTAAATCGAAAAATTGGAGTAGATTATAGTCAAGAAGATAATAAAAAAGATGGTAAATATGCAGGTGCTTTTGTAAAGCAGCCTATTGTTGGTTACTATTCCGGTGTAAGTGCATTTGACTTTGCGTCTCTATATCCTTCGGTAATGAGACAATTTAATATTTCACCAGATGCATATGTTGATATTATTCCAACAAATGAAATCAAAGAACGTCGCAAAAATACTGAGGAGATTGTTTGTGAAAATGGAGTAGTATATAAAAAGGAAGACTCAATTCTAAAAAAGATTCTTAGCGATCTTTATTCTCAACGTAAAGAATACAAAGCAACGTCATATGAATTTTATGAAAAAGCACATGAACTTAAAAAAAAATTTAGGTAATACTGTGCACTTCGCTTGAAGGTTTCTGAATATATAAAAAACATAGAAATCAACAAGCATAGGGTCTAAAAATATTTTGTATTTAGACCTTTTTTAGTCTAAAAAATAAGGTAATATAAGAATATGTCAATATTTAAAGAAAGAATAGAATTTAAACCATTTGAATATCCAATCTACTACACTGAAGGTTGGTTAAAACAAGCCCAAGCATTTTGGCTTCACACTGAAATTTCAATGCAAGGCGATGTAAAAGATTGGAATGAAAAAATGGAATCACATGAAAAAAATCTAGTAGGAAATATACTATTAGGATTTGCTCAAACAGAATGTGCAGTTTCAGATTACTGGACTGGTATGGTTACCAACTGGTTTCCAAAGCATGAAATTAAGCAAATGGCAATGATGTTTGGTTCACAAGAAACTATTCACGCAACAGCATATTCATACTTAAATGAAACACTAGGACTAGAAGACTTTACAGCATTTCTACACGAACCAGCAACTGCTGATAAATTTGAACACTTAACTTCAGTTGAAGCTGATTGGTCTCATGAAGATTTAGCATCAAGTTCAGAAGCTAGAAAGCAGGTAGCCAGATCACTGGCAATCTTCTCTGCTTTTGCCGAAGGAGTTTCACTATATTCATCATTTGCAGTTTTATATTCATTCCAGATGCGTAACCTTCTTAAGGGGATTGGTCAGCAAATGAAATGGTCTGTTCGTGACGAATCACTTCACAGTAGAATGGGATGTCAATTATTCCGTCATATGTGCGAAGAATATCCTGAACTAAAACAAGAAGTAAAAGACGATGTTATTAGAGCAGCAGAGTTAATGGTAGAAATGGAGCATAAGTTTATTGATAAAATGTTTGAAATGGGAGATCTTGAAAACCTAAAAGCAGAAGATCTAAAGCATTTTATTGTAAAAAGAGCAAATGAAAAAATTGCAGAATTAGGATATGTTGAAGGTCCATTTATGGAATTTGATGAATCAAAGGCATCTGAATTAGATTGGTTCTATCATTTAACAGGAGGAACAACACACACTGACTTTTTTGCAATTAGACCTACTGACTATTCAAAAGCAGGCGAGGATGAAAACTGGGATGAAGATGACATCTTTTAAATAAGTATATGATTAATTTTTTTAAAAACAAAGAAGATAAAATGGATAAAGACGCATGTGCGATCAATTATGGTGAAACCCTTGGATGGGAACTTGGTGTAGATTTTCCAACATGGGCAAATACAGAAATATATGTAAAAACTATTAGTAATGGATACCTTCTAGAAGGAGAAACCCCAAAAGATGCATATTGGAGAGTTGCAACCACTGTAGCAAAGAGATTACAAAAACCAGAAATGGCTAGTAAGTTTTTTGATTATATCTGGAAAGGTTGGTTAAACTTAGCATCGCCGGTTCTATCTAACACTGGAACTGAAAGAGGTCTACCAATTTCTTGTTTTGGACTAGACGTTGCTGATTCAATTCACGACATTGGTGCAAAAAACCTAGAAATGATGCTTTTAGCAAAACATGGAGGTGGTGTTGGAATTGGAATCAATCAAATCAGACCTGCAGGTGCTACTATTCGAGGTAACGGTACAAGTGATGGTGTAGTTCCATTCTGCAAGATTTACGATTCAACAATTCTAGCTACTAACCAAGGTTCAGTTCGTAGAGGCGCTGCTTCGGTAAATATTGACATTGAACATAAAGATTTCTGGGAATGGTTGGAGATTAGAGAGCCAAAAGGAGATGTAAATAGGCAATCTTTAAATCTACACCAATGCGTTATTGTTCCAGATGCATTTATGCAAAAGATTAAAGAAGGAGATAAAGAGGCTCGTAAAAGATGGGCAGCTCTACTAAGAAAACGTAGAGCTACTGGAGAACCATATATTATGTTTAAAGGTAATGTAAATAACGCAAATCCAGATGCATATAAGAACAATGGATTAAAGGTTTACATGACCAATATTTGTTCTGAAATTGCATTACACACTGATGAGAATCATTCGTTTGTGTGTTGTTTAAGCTCATTAAACCTAGCAAAATATGATGAGTGGAAAGATACTGATCTTATTTACACAGCAACTTGGTTCTTGGATGGTGTTCTCGAAGAGTTTATTCAAAAGGCAAAATACATGCGAGGGTTTGAGAACTCTATTCGTTCAGCAGAAAAAGGAAGAGCATTAGGACTTGGAGTTCTAGGATGGCACACTTATTTACAAGATAGAAATATTCCATTTGAGGGATTATCTGCTCAATTTGAAACTCGCAAAATTTTTAGTGAATTAAAGACTGAAAGTGAAAAGGCTAGCCGAGATATGGCAAAAGAATATGGAGAGCCTTTGTGGTGCGTTGGTACAGGAATGCGCAATACACACCTTAGAGCAGTAGCACCTACTGTTTCTAATAGCAAATTGAGCGGAAACGTTTCTCCAGGTATTGAACCATGGGCAGCAAATGTATTCACAGAACAAACAGCAAAAGGAACATTTATTCGCAAAAATAGTACATTAGAATTAGCACTAGAATCAATCGGTAAAAACACGAAGGATACTTGGGATAAGATACTAGAAGATGGAGGAAGTGTTCAAGGGATTGATTGGATGGATGACTATTATGTACATCATGGTGAATTAAACACTAATAAAGAAGGATGGGGAAAACCAATTCACAAAAAAGATCTTGAAAAGGCACCAGAGGCTGCAAGATCTAATTTTATTCCAATAAAAGATGTGTTTAGAACATTTAAGGAAATTAATCAAATGGAACTAGTACGACAGGCTGGAGTTAGACAGCAATATGTTGACCAGTCAGTTTCATTAAACTTAGCATTTCCAAATACAGCAGATCCTAAATTTATTAATCAGGTTCACCTTGAAGCATACGATCAAGGTATAAAAACACTCTATTACATGAGAACGGAAAGCGTTCTGCGAGGAGATATTGCAACTAGAGCAACTGATCCCGACTGCTTAAGCTGTGACGGTTAATGTAATAGTAAAAATGGTGAGGTTTGAAGACCTCGTCTTAGGGCCGTGGTAGTTCACGGAAGAGGCCAGGAGTTCGCTACTTCCTGGCCTCACTTTTATGAAACAGTTTGAACTATACACATATAATCTTTAAATTCTTTAAACAAATAAAAAAATATGAAACTAGTAATTGATCGAGTTGACCAACATGCGTTAACGAACTTTATTAATCGAGTAAGACTCATTGATTCATTCATTTATATGAAAATGGATGCCAATCGAATCACATCAGCAGTGTATCTTCCACAAAGAGATGCGGTAAAGTATCACGCAGTCAACACTGATGCTATCTTTAAATTAGCATCAACTCCAGAAACTGATAAAGAAATGAAGCTAGCATTTTTTGACGGAGCAAAAGTTATTGATGCTATTAAACATTTTGATAGTGACGCGATTAAAGGTGAAATTGAATTCATTGAAAATGATGAAGACCTAGTAGCATCTACTATTAAACTTTTTAATGATGAGCTAGAAATTACGCTATCATGTTCTGAACCTTCTCTTGGATTTAAAGATCTATCTCTTGACCAAATTGAAGGCATTTTCTCAAGAGAAGGTAGCGAATTCAATTTTGAATTAGACACATACTCAATTGGAAAAGTTAAAAATCTATTTACATTAGATAAAGATGAAACCTTTGCAATTAAGGCTAATGGGACTGGAGTTAATGTAAAGGGTAAATCATTTAATGTAGTAATTAATCCTGAAAGTAATGGTGATGGCGAAGTTACAGTTTATAAAAAATATCTAAATCTTCTTGATAAAGAAGAACAGACTGTATACATTTCACAATCTAAAGTAGTTTTTGCATCAAAAGATAGTGAAACTCTCTTGACCGTATCAACTTGCCAAACGGCTTAATATGAATATAGAAGAGTTAAAGAATAAACCAACCGATCAGTTAAGCAAAGATGAAGCAGGGCTCCTTATACAATACTATGAGGAGCTCTCTGCTAAATATACAGCTTATGAGCAGGCAGTTAAAGTAACTTTGAACTCTATCTATGGTGCATTTGGTAATAAGTGGTTTCACTTTTTCAATATTGACATTGCAGAATCAATTACTTTACAAGGACAAGATGCTATCCTATACTCAGAAAGTATTATAAACAAGTATTTTCAAGAATTCTTTCATATAGATTCAGCAGTCCATGAAAAGTTTAATATTAGAGTTAAGCATAGGCTAGAAAAACCTTCAGTAATATACATTGATACTGACTCTTGCTATGTTCAATTTGAAGAAATGTATAATGCGGTAGAATGGCTAGGTGAAGAAAAATCAATAGACACGTTTATCATAGAGCTTTATAATTATAGACTTAAAAGCTATATTGTTAAAGCTATGGAAAAGTACGCTGAAAAAAGAAATACTGATAATTTCTTGGTTTTTGAATTAGAAACAATAGCATACAACGGTATTTGGATGAGTAAGAAAAAATACATTCAAAATATTGCATGGGACGATAAATTAGAAATAACAGATCGACATCCATCTTTGAAAAAAGTAAAAACCATTGGCTTCGATACAATTCAATCTTCTACACCTAAATTTGCACGTGAAAAACTAGTAGATGCTCTTAAAATTTTATTTAAAAAGCATCAACAGCCAACTGCCGAAGATTTACAAGAGCTTGTTACGTTCATGAAGCAATCTAAAAAAGAGTTTAAGCTTGCAGATCTTGACGATATTTCTTTTAATAAAAGGACAAATAATATTGAAAAATATATCGTAGATGACCAAATAGAACTTCAGTTCGGGCTAAAGTGTCCACCTAATGTAAAGGCAGCCGGATACTATAACTATCTACTAAATAATAATACTAAATATAAAAATAAGTATAAGTTAATTGGTAATGGAGAAAAGCTAAAAATATACCATGTAAAAGATTCATTAAGTGATACTTTTGCGTATATGCCAGGTGAACATCCATATGAATTTGCACCAACTGTTGATTACGACACTCAATTTGAAAAGTCAATGATCGATCCTCTTAATCGAGTCTTAAAAGCAATTGGTCTACAAACACTAGACACTAATCTAATTTATGCGTCTGCGCTATTTTAATCATGGAAAATACAACTAAACAAATCATGGACCTAGTGGAGCAATATCCAAATAATCTAGATCTAGGTAGAAAAGTAAGACAATTTTACTGGGAAATTAAAGAATCTTTAGATTCACAGTCAGATCCAAATCAATTAAAAATTCAATTTCCAGAATAATGATTGATTTACAAAATCTAACGGATGACCAAAAAGAAATTGTTAAAGAATACCAAACAATTTACAATAGAATTTCAGTGCTTGAAGATCAAATAAAAACATTAAGCGCTGAAGCATCCAAATTAATAGAACAATTAAACATAGTTCGACAAAAAGACAAAAAAATATTTGAAAGTTATGGCAAAGAAAAATAATAAATTTAGTTTCGAAGACATTAACGCAGAATTGGCAACCCTAAATCCACTTGGATCGGTAATGTCAAATTCAAGCTTTAGTGATGTGACCGAGTGGATTGACACTGGCAATTATCATCTCAATGCATGTGTTTCAGGTAGTTTGTTTGGTGGATGGCCAAACAACAGGTCATGTTCGATTGCAGGACCTTCTGGTACTGGTAAAACCTACTTGATTCTAAACTCTATTCGTAGAGCAATTGATATGGGTTACAGCATCATCTTCTATGATTCAGAAGCAGCAGTTGATAAAACTCTTATGAAAAAGTTCGGTATTGATACAGACAAAGTAAACTACCAACCGATCAATACAGTACAAGAGTTTAGGTCTTCAGTAACTACAATTACGAAGAGAATGCAAGAGGCTAAGCGTGCTGGTGCTGAACTACCCAAGATGATGATTATTCTTGATTCTGCAGGTAACCTCGCAACTCAAAAAGAAATAGATGATGCGGTTAGTGGTTCAGAGAAATCAGATATGACGCGTTCGAAGATTTTAAAGTCAATCTTCCGCATCATTATGACACCAATGGCAGACCTTAAGATCCCATTCCTATTCACAAACCACACATACCAGACACAAGACTTTATCTCTCGTCAGGTTGCAGGTGGTGGAACAGGACCAGAATATGCAGCTTCTATTGTGCTATTCTTAGGAAAAGCACAGCTTAAAGATTCTAGTGGAGAAAAGGCTGGTATTATAGTTACCGCAAAGCCAAATAAAAATAGATTTGCTAAACCACATCCAATCAAATTTCACTTGCATTTCAGTGAAGGGATGAATCGTTTTGTTGGATTAGAACAATATATCGATTGGGAAGAGATTGGTATTGCAAAGGGTGTAATTGAAAAAGGAGAAAAGATACCTAAAAAGACGGCTCGCAATTGGATTTGTAAGCACCTTGATGAAACGGTACCAAATAATGAATTCTTTACTGAAAAAGTATTTACGCAAGAGGTTCTAGAAAAGATCGAGAGTAAGATTCATCCACTATTTAACTATAACACTGAGGTTGAATTTGATTTTGATGAGTTAATAGAGGAAACTGAAGACTAATTTCTTCTATAAGCTTAAATAATAGTCATATGCAATTCGGTCAAGATTTTGAAAAAATATTTTTTAGACTTTCTCTTGAAAAGCCTAAATATCTACAAAGTATAAAAAACGGATACTACACGTCTGAAGAAATAGATGTGTTAAGTTATCTTGCGAATAAATTTTATATTAAGTTTAAAGAAACTCCTGGAAAAGATCAACTTAAGCTTTTAATACAAAACTATAAAAAAGCTAAAGAAAAGATTACAGATGGAATTCTTGACGTTATTTTTGATGTTGACTTAGCACAATACGATGAAGAGTGGTTAACTTCCACCGCAGAATCTTGGATTAAATGGAGAACGTTCGATACTTCTCTAATTGATACTATAGAGTATATTAAAACAACGCAAGTAACTCCAGATAATGCAGATAGCATTATCCAAAAAGTAAAAGGATTAATTAATGAGAGAAATAATATCACTTTCAATTCTGATTTGGGTCTTAATTTCTTTGACCCGGACGATCATAACCAGAAAGAATCTGAAAAAATAAGCTCAGGATATAATTTTATTGATAGAGTATTAGGTGGCGGCTATGATAAAGGAGGAAACTTAGTAGTTTACGCAGGAGAACAGAATATTGGTAAGTCAATTTACTTGGCGAATGATGCTGCCAATTTTGTAAAAATGGGAGTAAATACTGTCGTAATTACTGCAGAAATGGCTGCACACAAGTTCGTTAAAAGAATTGGATCAAATCTGCTATCCATAGATATTAATGAATATGCAGAAAAGGCTAAAAATAACGAATACATAAAAAGAAGACTAGAAACAGTTGGCGATGGATTTAATCCTCCTGGCCAGCTTTTCATTAAGCAAATGCCAACATCACAAGCAACAGTACTTGACATTGATGCATATCTAACGCAACTTGAAGAAGAGCAACAAATTAAAATTGGAGCAGTCATTATTGACTACATTAATATTTTATCTAATTATAGAAACCCAAATTCTGAAAATACGTATTTAAAAATTAAGCAGATCGCTGAAGATTTAAGAGCAATGGGACAGAGGCATGATTGGTTAATTGTAACAGCTACACAAATCACTAGAAGCGGATATAATTCTAGCGATATAACAATGAGTGATATTGCTGAATCTGCAGGACTTTCTCATACAGCAGATGTAATGATGGGAATTATACAAGATGATTTAATGAGAGCAAGTGATGAATATTGGCTTAAAATTTTAAAAATGCGAGATGGCGAAGGAAAAGGAACGAAGTGTAGGCTAGGTATTAATTGGGGCTACATGAGATTAATTGAAACCGAAGACATCACAAATAGCAATTTACACGGAATATAATGGAAAGAGATAAAATATTTGATAACAACTTTGAATCTCCAGATTTTGAGATTCTTTCTAACTTTTCCTTTGATCTGGATCCTTCGTGGAAGGATAATAGACCAGAAGAAGATAAAATTCATTACGAGCTTATAGCAAATGAAATTCATGAATTAATTATGGTTTCTAGATTTAAAGTTTTTAATGAAATTGATGAACACGGCAGAAATGCAAAACTAAAAAAGCTAGAAATCAATGATGTTTACGGATACATAGTAGACGAAATGGTTAAGAGATACTCTAGAATAGATTTGTTTAGTGAACTATGCATTTACTTTGACATTAACCCAACAAAGTTTTACAATTCTCTTTCTAATGTTTACAAAGAAGATTTAATACAAGAATTAGATTTGAAAACAGGGATCCTTGGAAGAAAGAACATAAATAAATTATTTTAATATGATTGACTCTAATAACCTCAAAAAAGGGGCCAATAGAGTTTGGGTCCTAGGAGATCTTCATTTTGGAGTTAGGGCAAATTCACAAGAATGGCTAAATATCCAAAAAGATTTTTTCGAAGAGTTGTTTATACCAACTCTTAAAAAGCATGTTCAACCCGGAGACGTTCTGGTACAGGTTGGCGACACCTTTGATAATAGACAATCTATTAACATTAAGGTTCTTAATTATGCAGTTAATTTATTTGAAAGGCTTGGTGAAATTCTTCCAGTACATATAATTTGTGGAAATCATGACATTTGGGCTAAAAAGACTAATGAAATTACTTCAATTGATAGTCTTAAATGGATTCCAAATGTTCAGATTTATAAAGAGCCTAAATTAATGAAGTGGCATGACAAAAACATATTAATGATGCCTTGGAGAAGAGATTCTGACCATGAGGCTGAAACGCTTGCTGAATTTCCCCAAGCAGATATTGTATTTTGTCATTCTGAAGTAAGTGGAATTTATCTAAATTCTAAAGTAAAAAATGAACATGGAACTAAACCAAATGCATACACAAAATATACTAGAGTATATAGTGGGCATATTCATTATAGACAAGAGAAAGGAAAACTACTTTTAGTAGGTACTCCATATGAATTAACAAGGTCTGATAGTGGAAACCAAAAGGGATTCGACCTAGTTGATTTAGAAAACATGGAAGAAACCTTTTTTCCAAATGACATATCACCAAAGTTCTTAAAGTATAATATCACCAAGTTGTTCGAAATGACACTGGGTGAATTTAAAAAAGAAATTAAGAATAATTTTGTAGACTTATATGTTCCTAGCAAAATAGCAACTACAAGTTCTCTGAGTGAATTAATTAATAAAATTCAAAATATAAGTAGGAGACTAGAACCTAATATCTACCAAGAAACAGATATTATCGATAAAGACTTTCATGACTTAGATGATGAAATTTATAAAAATTACAACATCCTAAACTTATGTAGCGCGTATGTTGATAATTTAACATATGATGAAGAGACGAAACAAAAGCTAAAAAATAAACTAAAACAATTGCATGACTTATGTGCATACAATCACGACATTGATAGATGAGAATAGATTCAATAGCATTTAAAAATTTTGCAAGCTATGGAAACAAAATTCAAAAAATAGAATTTGAGAATGAGTTTTCTGAGTTGTTTCTTACCCTTGGAAAAAATGGAGATGGTAAAACAACTATTGCGAATGCAATAATATTTGCATTATATGGTAAGGTTGAAGGTGTTAAATTAGGAGACCTTCCAAATAGAATTAATGGAGAGCTGTGGGTACAGATCAAATTAAAATGTGGAACTATTGAAGTTGATATTGAAAGAGGGCTCAACCCTGGGATGTTTGTCGTTAAGCTAAATGGAGTAGAGTTTGATAAGGCTGGAAAAAAGAGCGTACAAGAATATCTTGAAGAAGAAGTGTTTGGTATACCTTACCATGTATTTAAAAACATTATAATTTTATCAATTAATGATTTTAAATCATTTCTAACAATGAGTAATAGTGATAAAAAACAAATTATTGATAAAATGTTTGGATTCTCTGTTCTAAATGATATGCAACAAAGAATTAAAGAAGAAAGAAGATCTATTAAAACAGAAATTACAGCATATGATTCTGAGTTAAATCAAATAATGGAATCAATTCAATCAGTAAGACACCAGCTAAATACTCTTCTAGAAGAATCTTCTCAAAAAAATAAAGAAAGAATTACAGAGCTAAAAGAAGAGTTAACAGAACTAAATGAAAAAGCAAAAGGTCTAAAAATAGAAAAAGATGATATTACATCTTTAATAGGTAGCGTTAAAGATGAATATGAAGATGCAAGAACAGAAGCATCGAAACTAAAGCATGAGATAGAATATCTAAAGAAAAAAATAGATTTATATGAAGGTGGAAATTGTCCAACATGTGAAACTAAGCTCGATAGCGAATGGCACCATCAAAAATTAGACGAATTTAACGATATGCTTAAAAGCAATGCAGATCAAATAAAAGAACAAAAGGGCAAAATAGATGATTCTAAGAGTAGAATTGATAACCTAACAGAAAGAAAGAAAGATATTGAATCAAGATCATCGGACATAAAATATAGTATGCAAAAGCTTAAAGAAGAGTTTATAAAAATAAAAGACACTTCAGACGATACTCAATTTGAACACTTAAAAAATCTAATTAAAGATTTTGAAGAAAAAGAAAATAAAAAGTCTTTAGAATCTGGTAAGCTATCTAATGATTATCAATTCATGGAAATGGTAGAAAATATTCTAGGAGAAGATGGTGTTAAAAACTTAGCAGTAAAAACAATACTCCCGGGATTAAATACTAATATTGCGGCGATGACCCAAACAATGCACCTGCCCTTTCATATTAAGTTTGATGAGAAGTTTAACTGTATAATTAACCATTTAGGAGAAGAAATTAACCCAATGACTCTTTCTACGGGTGAACGCAAAAAAGCAGACTTTATAGTTATTATTGCAATAATTAAGATTTTAAAACTAAGATTTCCACAACTAAACTTATTATTTTTAGATGAGCTACTAAGCTCGGTTGATAATGATGGAGTGTACAACATTCTTAAAATATTAAATCAAGTAATCAAAGAAAATAAAATCAATACGTTTGTAATTAACCATACTGTATTACCACATGAAATCTTCGATAAGAAAATACAGATATTTAGAGAAAATGGATTTTCTAAGTTCGAAATAGAAAGAATAGAATAAGATATATAAAATAGAAAAAAATAATATCTAATGAAGAAACTATTAAATCTAGATGGATTTTTGAATGAATCAAAGATTGTAAAATCTACCGAATTATTTGATCCTAAGCTAAATAAGGCGGCCGATGTAATTTTAAGGTTCTTAAATAAGAAAACAGGAGCTGATTATAAGAAACTACCTTATGTACTAACACACAGCGTTGAAGGAAGAGAAGAATCTAGCGTTATGCTTTATTCTAATAACTCAGATTCTGCAGTTAGAATTGCTGGAAACTCTGGAATCCCTGGGATAGTAAGTTCTCTTTCTTATTTTTCAAAACACTATAGTGAGACTGCCGACTTTATTATAACTTCAGATAAATTCCCAATTGTTAAACTTCTAGGAGAATTTGTTAGATTAACCGATGCTGAATATGCTAAAGCTGTAGCAGAATCATACGACGGTATAGAAGAAGGTAGAAAACCAGCATATATCTTTAATAAAAAGGAAATAGCTGAAATTACAAAAATGCTTGACAGCGGAATGTCAGCCGGTGATATTTCAGAAGAATTAGATATTCCATATAGATCTATTTTAAAGATTAAAAAAGGAGTTACGGTTCCAGAGGTAAAATCTCCAATGGAAGAAGCTAATGAAAAAACTCTTGATGATAAAGTTAAGTATCTTGAAGAAACGATGCAGGATATTTATGATATTACTAGAGTTATTGGAGCAGGAGCCCCTAACATGCAATCACTATTTATATCTGGAAGAGCAGGTACTGGTAAAACATATAATGTAGAAAGAGCATTAAAAGATGAAGGTCTTATTGAAGATGAAGATTACATTTTAGTTTCAGGAGCTGCTTCTCCTATTATAATGTTTAAAAAATTCTATCAATATAGAACAAAAGTTCTTGTGTTTGATGATTGTGATGCTGTATTTAGAGATGAAAATGGTAGAAATATGTTAAAAGCTGCCCTTGATACAAAACCAGTTAGAAAAATTAGCTGGCTAAAAAAGTCATCAACTGTATTTGACCCTAAAGATTTTGAAAACGATCCTGAAGGAGAATTCAATGCACTTGAAGCCGGATTAGTCCCAAACCAATTTGAATTTGCCGGAAGAGTCATATTTATTTCTAACTTAGAAAAAGATAAAGCCGATCCTGATGGAGCAATTCAATCAAGATCTATTCTACTTGACATTAGTCCAGATGATGCAACTCTTATGGAAAGAATGAAAAAACTTCTACCGTATTTAGAGCCAACTGATATGCCTTTAAATGAAAAGGAAGAGATCTATGAATTTATGAAAAAGGCAAATGATGTTTCAATGAGAACATTCATTAAAGCGGCTGGATTTAAAAGAGCAGGTCTTGCAAACTGGGAAAGAATGGCAAAAAGATACCTATAATAAATGGCATCATACAACCTTAAATTTAACAAAGATGACAGTGTTGTTAGACATTTAGTCGTTGGCCTTTTAGCTGATTTAAATAATAAGCTAAGTTTTTATCGACAAGTTTCTAATGATCAGAGAGTTGAGGTTGACGTTCCGTTTTACTATTCAGTAACTGGAGATGAAAATTTCTTAAGAGATAACTTTCTTTTTTCTACAGCACTTGGTGTAAATTGCGTACCTGATGGAGAAAAGGCAGATGGTAATTATGACCAAGTTCCAAGAGGTGTTGTAAATATAACATCACTTAACGTAGATCCTTCTAGGTTGGTAAATAAAAGAAATCTTGGACAATACGCAGTTTTAGATAAAGATGGTATAATGCAAAGCTATGTAGCAGAATTCAGTATGGTTCCAATTACTATCGGAATTGATGTTGCTATTACACTATCTAGCCAACTAGATTTATTTAAAGTTACGGAAGCAATCATTAAAAAAATGTATCGAGCAAACTATTATAATGTAGAAGTCGGACATTTAGAAGAAGGAGTATATAGAATATCCTCAGAATATGCAGTTCCTGATGATTATTCAATGGAAAGGCCAGTTGAATTTGGATTTGGAGAAAAAGAAGACTTTAAGGTAACTTTTTCTCTTGAAATTAATTCATTTATTCCATCGTTTGATTTTTCAACGGCAAGACATGCTGGAAATAGAATGGTTGAAATAGGAAGCTTTACAAACGACCCTACCAAAGAATCAACATCACCGATACTTGGAGATAACTATAAGGTGATAGGAAGAGAGCTACCTTTTAGTGAATAAATAAATGATATATAAAGAAAATCAAAATAAAAAGATGGCAACAGTTAAAAAAAATATATTGACAGCATGCTTTAACGTTAGTGAAGAGTCAAAAGTTGTCTATTCTGCTGGTAAATACTTTGAGATTAACGAATCCAATGTAAAGATAATTCCAACTACTGGGATACTTGAAGAGTTAGAATACGCACTTAAAAACTTTAATGTTAGTGAAAATGGCATGTCCTTTTATTATGACTTAAATTCAAAGTCAATTAAAAGAGTAGTTGAAGGAGTGACTACTAAAGAATTTCAAATTGAACAAATTAATAAGTCGGTAGATGCTTTTAATAAAATCGAAGATTTAAATGAAAAACTTGGTGAATTAGAAACACTAAGAAAAAGTCATAAATTAGCAGGTAACGAAGTTGCTGTAAACGAAGCAATGGTACTAGTTTCTGATATTAAGTCAAACATTGCGACATTAAAAGAATCGGCAAGAACAATTGTATATTCATACAATGCTAAAGAAAACCAAGTATATGTAAATAATAGAAAGGTATCTCCAGATTCTCTAGCTGAAAATATGTTTGCATCAGGTCTAATTAATTATTCGGATAAAACAATTTTAAATATTTTTGAAAACGTTGTAAAACACTTTAATAAATTTGCAGTTGCTGAAAGTCTAGTAGAAATCGTAGATGGCACAACGACAACATCAGTAATTAGACATAACTCAAATGCAATTGTATTTAAAAATAATACTGCAAATAAAATTACTGAATTTAACAGCTTTTCAGCTCTTAAAACCATTGAATATTTAGAAGAAAAAACAGGTGAAGACGTATCTTTTATGTTTAATGATATTTTAGAGGCAAAATCAAAATTGCAAGAAAAAATTGATTCTAAAATAGAAGAGACTAGAGAATTAATTTCATTCTTAAAAGACCAAAGAAATATTCTAGCAGATGCTAATAAAAATATTCCGGAAATTAAAGAAGCTGATAACTTAATTAGAACAGAAATATCTAATTTTGAGCAAGTTATTTCTATTCTAAAAGAAGATGAATTAACCAGAAACGATGGATTTACTAACGCATCCTTAGCAATGGAATATGACGGCCACGCTAAAGGCACTGATGTTAAGGTAGATGCATTGGATTATACAACTGCTGGAAAAGACGACATGATTACTGTTGTAATTGATGATAAGCCAGTAAAGGTAATGAAAAGACACGTAAATATTGAAGCTTCTGAAACTGTTTAGTATATCTAGAAGTTTATAAATCTATTAAAGGGCTAATTGGAAACAATTGGCCCTTTTTTCATATAATCTAATAAATACTATTTTAGTCGTGGCAAGAAAAAAGAATTACCTTAACAATAAAGATCTCTATGACGCAATAGTAGAATCAAAAGAAAAAGACAAGTTAACACCAACTGCTGAAAAAATGTTAGTAATGTTAGCCGAAAGAGCAATTAGAAAACTTACTTATGTAAATGAGGAAGATAGACAAGATTGTTTACAATTTGCACTTTTAGATCTACTAAAATATTGGAGAAACTTTAACCCAGAATATAAAAACGCGTTTGCATATTTTACAGAAATTGCAAAGCGAGGATATGCTAAAGGATGGAATAAAATTCACCCTAAAAAATATAAATCAACACTAAGCCTTGATCGTTCCGGAGGAACTACAGATGGAGAAGGTGGTTTATTTAACATCTAATGTCAATAAAAAACGTAAGACCTACAAATAATTCAGGGTTCATACAAGGATACTATAATCCAAAATATCCTAAAAAGTATTTAGGCAAATCTCCTATAATTTACAGATCTTCATGGGAGAGAAAGTTTATGATTTTATGCGATAATAGAGATGATGTAATCGCATGGTCTTCAGAACCTGTTGAAATAAAATATTGGTCTACGTTAGATTCTAAAGAAAGAAAATATTATCCTGACTTTTATATGAAAGTTCAAAAAGGAGAAACATATGAAGAGTTTTTAATTGAAATTAAACCATCAGATCAAATTAAAAAGCCAAAACAGCCCACAAAAAACTCTAAAAAAGCTCTAAAATCTTATAAATTTTTAGCTGAACAGTATGTTATAAATCGCGATAAATATAAATATGCTAAAAAATGGGCAGAAGATCGAGGTTGGAGATTTATTATCCTGACAGAAAAGTCACTTAAATAATGGGAGAAATAAAAAAACAAATTAAAAAACTAACTAAAGATGCTGGTGGAAAGCGCTTAGCGAGGGCTAAAGCAGAGGCTTGGTACACTCTCGGTAAATCTAAGAGAATGGATAAAACAGTAACATCAACTGGCCAAAGATTTAGACCTGGAAAAATTTATGTATTTGAGTATAAAACCCCAAAAACACAAGAAAGATTAGAATGGTGGGATGAAAATCCAGTAGTTCTTGCATTAGACCCATATGAAAAAAATGATGTAGGTATAAATTTAAATTTACTACCAATAAAAGTAAAAGAAGAGCTTCTTGATTTTGTATATGATAGAATGTCAGGTCAGATAAAGTCACAAACAATTGGAGTCAAGAGTGAGAATGCAATAGCACAGGGTCAAATAGGATTTTCATACCAAGGTGCAAAATCATTCTTAGAGAGATACGGATATGATTTTGCAATTAGACAATATATCCCAAATTTAAAAAGAAACCAAGCAGTAGTTGCATATGAAAGTTGGTCAAAAATAGCACTTTGTGATTTCATAGATTTGAATGGAAGCACTCCGGCAAAAATTAGATTTGCTTTCAGAAAACACGCTAGATAATAAGAATATATAACAAGAGAATATAATAATAACCTACCATGGCAGGATTTAAAGATAGAAATGGCCCGTTAAGCACAGGTAAAAGACCTTTTAGATTATCAGATAGTCTAAAATCACTTTCATCGTTTGGTATGAGATACGATGATCTTGTGCTTAGACAATCTCAAGCAATTGGTCCAATGGAGGACCAAATTGGTTACGGGCAAATGAACCCTCTTGGATGGGACAATGAAGATATTTATGGAGCGTTTGCTGCTCTATCAATGACAGACATTAACCTCAAAAAGAATATTCCATTCTTTGATAAGGATTATGAGGGTAAAAGACAAGAGCTTAGAAAGTTTTCATTAAATGATGAAATCGAAGATATTCTAGATATACTATGTGATGAGACTGTAGTATACGATGAAAAGAATTTCTTTTGTCAGCCTGAAATAATAGGAATGGATGTTTCTGAAGATGTTGAAAAAGATCTTAATAAGTACTTTAAACAGATTTATCAATACTTTGGATTTACACAAGATCAATCTGCGTGGTACTATTTTAGAAAATTTCTAATAGATGGGTACCTTGCCTTTGAAATTATTTATTCTCCAGATCAGAAAACAGTTATTGGATTTAAAGAATTAGATCCAGTAACATTGATACCAGGTTATAATCACGAAGATGGAAAAAAGGTATGGGTTCAATATAAAGATGACCCAAATAAACAAAGAAAATTATACGACTCACAAATTGTCTATATTTCTTATTCTTCAATTACCACAGCATCTAGGGTATCATATATTGAGAGATTAGTAAGAGCATTCAACCTCTTGCGAATTATGGAACACACTCGAGTGATTTGGGCAACTACCAACTCAAGCTTTAGAATGAAATTCATTATTCCAGTTGGTGGAAAATCTAAGACCAGGGCAAAACAGTCGTTGGCGCAATTGATGCATTCTTATAAAGAAAGTGTAGAATTCGATTGGGATAGTGCTACTCTACAGACTGATGGAAAGCCAATGCTTCAGTTCAATAAGGAATATTGGTTGCCTTCTAAAGAAGGAGAATCTCCAGAAATTGAAACACTAGGAGGAGATGGCCCAGATTTATCAGATACAGAAGCACTTAAATACTTCTCAGATAAATTAAAGCATGTTTCTAAAATTCCATATTCACGTTTTCTGTATGAAGACGGTGGTGGAGATTTTAACCTTGCAGCAGATGGTATGATTAGAGATGAAATTAAATTCTCTAAATTTGTAAAGAGATTGAGATCTGTATTCCAGGAAGTATTAGTTAAACCATTGTATATTCAAATGTGTTTAAAATATCCTGAGTTTGAAGGAGATCCACAATTTAAAACACAGATTGCTCTTAGATTTAATGAAGAGAATGTGTTTGCTGAACTAAAGAATTACGAGATAATGGAAAGAAGGCTTGATTTTATTGGACAAATGAGAGAAAGCCTATATGAAGAAAATCCAGAAACAATGGAGCAAGAATACTTCTTTGACATGGACTTCCTTGTTAAAAAATATCTTAAAATTTCAGATGATGATTTGGCAGCTAATGCGGCAGCCAAGGCTAAAAAAGAAGCAGAATCTGCCGGAGATGAGCCCGAAGATGATATGATGGGCATGTAAAAAATAAAGATAAATAAAGCATGAAACGAGTTAAACTATTTGAAGAATTTATTAAGGAGGATGCGGCAAAACCGAACCCTGATTCAGATGTTGCAGCTGATGATATTACCTTAGAAGATGGAAGGGTAATTTCTTCTGCTGAAATTGTAGGAGCTATTGTAAATTCTGAAACAGAAAAAGAACTCGAAGACTTTTTTTACGATAAATATGGTCAAAATGCATTTAAAGCTGGAGAGCTTGCCCAGATAAAGCAGCTATGGAATGAGTATTACGCCGAAGAAAAGGAAAAGGAAGCTGAAGAAGAGGGAGAAGAAGATGCTGGATCAGGTGGCGAAGACACCGGAGATGAACTAGCAGACTTAGAAGCTGAAGTATAAAAAGTTTCAGAATCAAAAGGGATATATAAAAAAACAATAAAACATAAAATATGGAAAACATAAAAGACCTTTTAATTGTCGAAATGTCGTCGAAAACTCTTTCGGTGACGGAAGGCGATTCTAAAGAGTATGTCCTAGAAGGTATTTTTGGTGAAATTGATGTAAAAAACAAAAACCAAAGAATTTATACCGAGGATGAGTATGTTCCACAGATTGAATCACTTCAACAAAAGATTAAATCGGGCAAATTATTAGGTGAGCTAGATCATCCTTCACAATTTGACGTATCTTTAAAGAATGTGTCTCATATCATAGAGGACCTATACTATGACAGCGACAACAAACAAGTTAAAGGACGCATTAGACTTTTAGATACTGATGCGGGTAGACAGGCAAAAGCATTAGTTGATGCTGGAGTACCTCTACAAATCTCATCTAGAGCAGCCGGTGCGGTTGAGTCAAATGGAAAAGTTAAAATTAAGCAGCTTTTTACATATGATTTAGTTGCTGATCCTGGATTTGAAAATGCAGAATTAAAAAGAGTAAACGAATCATATGGATATTCTGCAGAAAACGGACTTTATATTTATGAGATAAATAAAAAACAAGATAATAATCAAACACAAATTATAGAAAACAAAGACATGGCAGAATTTGTAAAATCTGACGACTTTAACAAGTATACTGAGTATCTTGCTAATGAAATTAAGTCGCTAAAAGAATCAATTGAAAAAACAGAAGTGCCAGCGACTAGTGAAGTATCTGAAAAAGATCTAACTGAAGTTAAAGCTCACAATGACCACATCGTAGAGAGCGTTAATAATCTATCAAGCTATGTTGAGTACCTAGCTGAAAAATTAGATCAATCAATTCAATATTCTGAGCATGTTGCTGAAAAAGCAGACCAAGGTATTCAATACTCTGAAGATGTTGCTGAAAAACTAGATCAATCTATTCAATACACTGAACACGTTGCTGAGAAGGTAGATAATAGTATTCAGTATTCTGAACACCTTGCAGAAGGTTTATCAAAAGTAAAAGATTACGCTAATTACTTAGCAGAATCACATAATGAAAACACTGAATCTTCTGAAAAGCTTATGGAATACATCGAGTACCTAAGAGAAAATCTACAATCTGTTACTGAATACGCAGAATATATTGCAGAATCAATTAATGAAAACCTAGTTGTTGAAGAGGAAGATCTAGACAAGGGTGGAGAAGATGAAGGAGCTGCAAAAGATATGGAAGAAATCGAAGATAAAGAAACTGAAGTTGGAGATAACTCTGAAGAAGGTGATGTTAGCGACGACGCAGAAGATGCGGCTCTTCCAGCTGAAGAAACAGAAGCTGAAGATACTAAAGTAAATACTGAAGATGATAAGAAAACAACAGATACTTCTGATGAACTTGAAGACGACCTAGAAGACGGTGGTGAAGAAGGAACAAAGGATGTTGTTAGTGCTGCAGAAGCATATAAGAGAGAAATTGCAAGCAAGCTAAATACTCTTGTTGAAGCTGCAACTAAAAAAGAAAATGAAAATCCTTCATTCTTCAAAGTAGTTTCTTCTAAAGTACAAGAAAAATACAACGCGCTAAACGAAGAAGCTAAAAAAGAAGTAAGATATAATGTTTCTAAGAGAGGATTCATGACAGAATCTCAAATTGAAGCAATTATTGAAAACTCTACGTTAATCGTTGAAAACAGAAACGCAGAACCATTCTTTATTACTGCAATGCCAGCAGAATACGCTGAAACATGGTCTTCTCTTTCTGAAAGCAAAAAGAATCAAATTTCAGCTCAAGCTAAATACCACAAATTAGAAACTGAATATCAAGTTAAAAACTTCTGGCAAACTAGAGATCTTAGAGAAACTGCTCCAGTAATGGAAAAAATAGAAATGGTTAATGAATCTAAGAAAGAAGAAACTAAAGGACTTGGTTATGATGTTTCAGGATATGCTGAGCAATTCAAAAAGAGATTCAATAAATAAGAATATATAAAACATCGACGATAGGGCGAAAGAAGCAGAAAGCCCAAGAATGTCGAATATAAACAAAAACAAAAAAATAAATCTGAAAAATGGCTAATTTATTAAACGAGGCAGAAATCAGAGGTACTTGGGCTCCAATCATTGAAGAAGCTACTGGTATTACTGAATCAAGCAAGCTGGCATGGATGTCAACTTACTGCCACAACCACAAGCTATACGAAGACGCAAACTTTATGAGCCTAGGTTCTGAAGCTGGCTTCAATAGCATGAACATCGGAGGTATGGGTGCTGTAACTCTACCAGATACCACTGCATCATTTGCAAATCAAAGAGGTTCTGGTGACAAAGCTCCAACACTACTTCCACTAGCAATGCAAGTTGCTGCACAAACTATCGGTCTAGATCTAGTACCGGTAATCCCAATGGCAGGTCCAATGGGTCTTCTATCTTACCTAGACTTTGTATACGAAGGTGGTAGAACTGATAACGATGTAACTCCAACTTACGTAAAAGTTTCTTCTGATGATGCTGCAGGAACAATCAGCGTGAACCAATACGGTTCACCAGCTGCTGATGCTGCTACATTAGTAGGTACCTCACGTCTAGATGGAATCGGTATCTACAAAATCACTGAAGCTGGTGAAGCTGCAGTATCTTCTGGAACTCCAGGAACTGTTGCTGGTCTATTTACAGCATCTCAAGGTTCTGTAGTTGTTGATCTAGTTGCTGCCCTAAACGATCACATCCCAGGATTCTCTGGTGTTGAGAACGCTGATGGTAACTTACTAGACGCAAAACCATTCTCAAGATCAGTTGGTGAAAGAACTCCAGACAAGATCATGGGTCTTTCTCTATTCAGCAAAGCTGTTGAGGCTGAAACTTTCCAAGTTGCAGCTGCAGTAACTCGTGAGCAAGTTCAAGATCTAAAGCAATTTGGTGTTGACGCAGTTGCTCAAGTTGAGGCAGTTCTAACTAACGAACTAACTCAGTCTATCAACGGTTACATTCTTTCAACTATGAGAGAAATGGCTGAATCTGGAATTGCTGATCTATCTCTAACCTACAATGGTGTTAGCGGTAATACTTACGGCGATATCAACAGAAGAGTCCTAACTCACATCCTAGCTGCAGCGAACTTAATCGCTAACAGAGGTCGTAGAGGAGCTGGTAACTTTGCTGTTGTTGATGCAAAAGTTGCTTCTGCACTACAAGGTGTTGCTGGATTCATTCCAAACCCAATGGCTAACACATTTAGCCAAGTTGCTGGCGCTATCTACCCAATCGGTTCGGTTGCTGGTATCAATGTTTACACTGATCCACGTCTTCCATTCGAAGGAGCTGTTGATGCTTCTGGAGCAGAATCTCACGAGATTCTAGTTGGTAGAAAAGGTGATGGTAATGGTGCAGGTCTTGTTTTCATGCCTTACCTAATGGCAGAAAGCGTACAGACTATCGCTGAAGGTACAATGGCTCCTAAGGTTGCTGTTAAATCTAGATTCGCTCTAGTAAAAGCAGGTTTCCACCCAGAGACTCAGTACCAGAAGTTTAGCGTACTAAACCTTGCTCTATAATTCTAAATAGAATATAGCAATATACTTGAAAGGGTCCCGAGAGGGACCCTTTCTTATTTAAATAAATATTTATATGATTAGTGTAATAATGACATCCTATCTTGGAGATTATCCAGGTGCTAGAAGAAACCCAGAACAAAAGTTTATTAGGGCTGTTAATTCATTTATTAATCAAACAATTGGGCAACAGAATTGCGAACTAGTGATAGTTAGTGATGGATGTGAGATAACAAATAGGTTATTTGAAGAACACTATCAAAGGGTTTCAAATATCAGTCTTATAAAAATGCCTAAAGAAAAGAATTCAGAATATCCAGGTGGCTATAGACAAATAGGCATAGATAATTCAAAGTATGAATACATAACATATCTAGATAGTGATGATTTTATTTTGCCAAGTAGATTAAAAGATGCATACACATCAATTGCTAATTCTAAAGAAATTATCATAATTGATGAGATATACAATATGCCAAATGTTCAACAAGCAGTTGCACGAGTTGTTAAAGAGGGAAAGGGTGAAATGTTGTCTAAATTTAATCAATTTGAAATAGAATTCATTAAGCTTAGAGTTAATTGGACTGGAGGAACATACCAACTTATTCATAAAAAAGACATCGGAGTTACTTGGAAAAGCGAGGGAGGAAGAGGAGAAGATTATGTATTTGCAAATGAGATTTATAAAAAGTACAAAATAAAACCATCTGAAAAAAGAAGACATGTCGGCGGATATGTTATATGTCATCACCCTATATTTAAATTTGATGTCTAAGATATATAGATTATAAATAGAAAACTATAGAAATGAAGTTATCAAAAAAATTAATGCTATTAGAAGAATTTGCCGATATTAAGCCAGACGTGGCAATTGACGTAAAGCAAGATTCCATTAGAACAGAGATAGTAAGTGATGTCGATACTATAATTAGAGATTTAGAGGCCCTTGCTGCAAATCTAGATAAAGAACATGTAACTGAATCAGAGTTAGTAAACGAAGGAGATTTAGTAGGATCTTTAATGTCTTCTGAATTATATATGATACCAATTATCTTAGCAGGCGGTGCTGCAGCTGCCGGAGCAGGAGTAGGTCTTGGAATATTTGCATTGATAAAAAATATAACCCAGAAGAAAAAGCTTAGAAAGGATTATGCTAAGGTTGATTCTGTTAAAATGAAAGTTGCTGAAATTGAAGTAGGTTTAAGTAAATTAAAAGGAGGAGATGAAAAGCAGCAAAAAAAGGCAGAAGCGTTAAAGACCAAAGCAAACATAATGTCTCAAAAGGCAGATGACCTTGATAAAACACTTGATTCTAAATGGGAAAAATACAAAGACTTTCTTGCAAGTCTTAGATCCCAAACTCAAATCAATGTTGCTGAAATAATGTTAAAGGGAGATTTATCACCTTCACAGAAAGAAAGATTTGAAGAGCAACTAAAAAATGCAGAAGAGAGCCTAGAAAATAAAGTTAACGCTGAGAAAGCTGCTGCCGAAGAAGCAGAGGCTAAACTAGGACCAGAAGATGAACAAATTGCAAAATTAGAAGAAGAAAAAGAAAATCTTAAGAAAAAATTAGAGTCATCTGAAGACGAGGCTGAAAAGGAGCAAATTCAATCAGCAATTGATATGGCTAATAAAAGAATTTCCGAATTAAAAGGAGAAACTCCTGCCAAAACAGATTCTGAAGAAAAAGTAGATAAAACAGATTCTGAAGAAAAAGTAGATAAAACAGATAATTCAAAAGAAGGTCAACTTAAAAGAATTGATGCTCTAATTAAAAAAGCAGAAGAATCTGGTGACGAGGCAAAGTTACAAAAAGCAAAAGACCTTAAAGCAAAAATCGAGGCTAAAGAATCCTTATTCTTAAAATACACTAAACATGGATCTCTTCTAGAAGCTGAATTAATTAGTCTAGAAAGAGAATTCGAAATGCTCTAATCTAATTTTTTACGAGCGTTTTTACGAGCCATATTAAGGAACTCTTGTCTTTCACTAAGCAAGAGTTCTTTACATTTTTTACGAAATTCAATTGAACTTTTTAATATTCTACTATCTACCATAGGTGCGCTTAAAATATCATAGTATTCTGGGTGTATAAAATTTTGTAAATCAAAATTCATAAACTTTGATTTAATAGGTTTTCCCGATATAGCGCATTTCCAATCGATTTGGTTATAGTTATTTACGAGTGTTTCCTTATCAACCGCTGTCATTTCAGAACGGTCCCAATATATTTTAATAGCAGATGAGTTTTTAATTTTAGGCCTCTGTAGTTTTAGTGCACATTCGACAAATTGATCAGA